ATGTTGTCGCCAGCCCAGAAGCGTTTGCCTCCTGCTCGCATTTGTTCTCTTAATACTTGTGCTAGGTTTTTTTCTGTCATTTATTTCTCCGAGTTATTGATGACGAGGATGTCATTTCACGATTGTAATTGTTCTACAGTCAGGATATTCAACATATTTAGGTTGTTCATTTACTTGTGGTAATAGTTTAAGTCCAAGTTCTGCTTCTTCTATAGTTGGTTTATAATGGTATCCTACTTTGAATACCTGTTGAGTTTGCCATGGAGTAATTTTGAGTTCTCTACCATCGTACCGTTGTTGGCTAAGTTGACCATAAACTTCCACATCATCAGTAAGTATAGCACCACCGCGACCTATTTGTAAAGGCTTTCCATTGCCAAAACTCAAACACTGTAGTTGCCCTAGGCGATACATGTTGCGCTCAAGTCTACGAGCACTATCCCAAATACGTGTGCCGTAGAATTGGTATTCTCCAGTCCAGACTTCTCCGGTTAATCCATAGATGATGCCTAACTTATGCATGGTCATTGGTATGCTTAGATAGGTAAACGCACTAAACCTTGTGCGTTTAACTTGATCAAATCTTAGACACATTTCAATAGCATGAGTACAACAATCAGTCATTACCGCATAAGGAGCACCAGTATACTTGGCCAGTGCTTGTTCAAACTCAAATATCTTGTCAAACATTGTACCATTCCCAGGCGTGTTTGATTACATCTTGGAGATTGTACTTTGGTTGCCAGTTGGCACAAGTGCTAAATTTGCCAGCATCTGCAGTGAGTACCGCAGGATCGCCTTCTCGTTTGGGACCGTACTGACACACAAAGTCATTGCCAATAACGCTGGCAGCAGTCTTCATAACTTCAAGATTACTTGCTCCAGTTTTAGTACCAAGATTGTATACATCAGATACCACTAACAATTTGTTCAATGCTAAAATATGAGCATCGGCAATGTCAACCACATGAACATAATCACGAACGCAAGTACCATCAGGAGTGTCGTAGTCATTGCCGTTGCAAACAAAGTCTTGACCTGCTAAATAATTTTCAAGTATTCTTGCAATGATATGTGTGGCGCCCGGAGCCTGTCCATGCCTTGCTTGCGAATCAGCACCGCAGGCGTTAAAGTATCTAAATGCCACAAAGTCTAATCCATATGCTCGTTGATATGATTTCAACAACCATTCAATCATGAGCTTGCTTTCACCGTAAGGACTGATTGGTTCAGTTGGATCAACTTCTTGACACGGTGTGATCACAGGATTACCATATGTTGCAGCACTGCTGGAAAATATAAAACGTCCGGCCCAATTATTGGATCTTAAAAAGTCCAATAGGTGTTTGGTTTTGACAAAATTGTTTTCGTAATACTCTTCTGGATTGGTCATGCTAGGTCCGACCAAACTGGTACCGGCACAATGAATAATAGCATCGGGATTGACAGTTTTGATCCAGTGGTGTGATTCGATACTGGCAATGTCAAACTGCAAAAAACCTTCAAACAGATTCAAAGAACGTAGATGATCTGGCAATCTTGCCCAGTCTAAGCCATAAACTTCATGACCTTGATCTTGTAGTTGAATTGCTGTTTGACCGCCAATGTATCCTGAGGCACCTGTGACCAATACTCGCATCAGTATTTGCTTTCTGCTACGTGATCACGATAGCGATTGCCTGCTCTGTTCCACTGTTCGCCTTTGCCTTCAATGATATCACAGATACGATCAATGGTACCATTGTTCCAGTCACTGATCCGGCCTTGATCTTGGTGTGGAGCCTGCATTAACTTTTGTAACTTGGCAACTGCATCATCCATTGACCAAGGAATGTACATACGATCTGCATCGTTGGCAAATGTTTCTGGAAAACTTCTGTATGCTGGATACAGCACATTGGCACCCAATGCATCTGCTTCGCTTACTGTGTTGGATACCCAATCTTGTAAAGCACAGTTAAAGATCAACTTTGAATCGTTAACTAGATTATAATAATCATTCTTCTGTAAGTCTTTGTAAATTTTTAACTTGCCCTCTGCTTCTAATCGGTAGGCACGATCTAAATAACGTTGATTGTTGCTACGCAATGGACCACCAGAGAACACAGCAAATTCATAATCCTGACCCCAGTCTGTGGCCTTGACACGTTCAATCAAGTCCATGTAAAAGTCTGGTTGCTTCTCTTGATCAAAGCGTGCGGCAAAGAAAATTCTGTTGCTACGTTCTGCCCAAGGTCGGATTTGATTGTTCACACGAGCTTGAACTTCTGTTTTGCCAAACGCCAACCCACTGATGTTATAGATAGGAGCAGAGTAATTGGCAATACGCATATGAGCCACCATTTCTTCGTTTGTGGCCAATACTGTAGCAAACTCGTTAACCAGTTGCTCATACAAGCTCATCCACTTGCTCATACCCCAAACGTGTACAAAGTCATCAGGATCGATGGCCTGTGCCAAACAACGTACAAATACTCGAGGACGTTGTTCTGCTGGAATCTGATCCATGATGTAAGGCAGTGATTCGATACCGGGCTGGAACATATCTTCGAAGTAGATAACATCTTCACCAGTACATTCGCCACTACGCATCATTTGTACAAGATTCATCATTTGACTCATGCCAAAATAACTGCGTCCGTGTGCGTCTAACACTTGCCCCACACTGATGGCTCGAGTATTGTCAATGGTTGAACCTGGAACCACTACATAGTCAATGCCTCGACGTTGAAATACCGCGGTGTTCCAATCTTGAAGTTGAAGAGTATAACGGCCTTCGTAAGGTTCAAGACCCATGTAAAAAAGTCGGCGCATGATTATCTGTATCCTGCAAATCGGCGACCGTCTTCAAACCACATGTTCTTGGCATTTTTGCCTTGTGTGAATTTGTTGTACTGTTGCCAGGCATAGCTCTTGAAGTTGTAAAGATCGCCTTCGTTGAAACGATAGCCATACTCTACACAGAAGTCCAAAAACTTGTTCAAGTCGTCATGAATGGCTAGAGCTCTAGCACTAGGACGATATACTTGCTTACCCATGGTGTTTCCTTTAGATATTGATTGAAAGGTTAGGACGAGAAATTTCGTATTTGATCAAACAGCCGTTCTCGCCATCTTCGGCTACTTCGATCCACACAGCACGATTGGGATATCGTTCTGCGATCTTAATATATATGTCATCTGCAATCATCTCGCAGGATTTATAGTCTAGTTTTAGAGTGCTATTGGCATACAAGTTTTCTAACCAGCGTTTGAACTGTATAAACTCAATGTCACGATCTGAGTGAAATACATCAATCCAAACACGAAAGTGAAAAATATGTCTATGGGGGTGTGCTAAAAAACTAACATCGTATTCGTCGCCAGTGGCCAACTGTGGATTGGTGGCTGCATCTGGATAACGGTGAATGCCTTCCTTACAGAAAGTCACCCAGATCTTACGCTCTGCTGATTTTTTAATATGCTCAATTTGTTCGCGTTCTGCTTGTATCATGTTTTCAAACCTTCAATAGTGATAATTTTACCAATCTCTGTTCCAAGATCTTGTGTGTCAAGTATAACGTACAATCCTGAGTTTGTGTGATCTTTTCGGATATTGTAGCTTGAAGTTTCCACAATAGTTCCACCATTGGCTTTGTAAACTTTGAGTCTGAATCCGTGAGCATCAATTCGATCCGATGAGTAATCCTCTAACCGAATCAATTCATCTGAATCATCATTGATCCAGTTGCGTAAACGTTTCTTAATCCATCTCATAGTGTTTCATCCTTGGTATATTGATTCCAGTCTGTAAATACTGATCGTGATTGCAAATCGTGTAGGTTATGACACCATACTCCGGGATTGGTTGCCCTAAAGTCTCGGTCATCTAATTTTAGGGTGGCATTGTAGCCTAATTGTTTAATATAAGGCAACTTAACACTAAGCATTGGAATAAAGTTGTTGTATTCTGTCAATAGGCCATTCAACAACTCTTCCGCCAATCCAACATCCAAGTCCAAGGTACACATATAACAGTGATCGCCGCCTAGTCCACTGCGTAGCATCAGGTCAATCATGTTTTCCCAAGGCTTCCAATCGACAGTTTTATCAGTGGGAAAACTTTGATTGGCGCCAAAGTAAATGTGTTCACACTTATATGCCATAGCTTTGGCATGAATCTCTGCACAATCTTGTATGCCCACAACAAATAATGTACGCATGCCAAAGGCTGGTGTGTGTTCTACTTCTGTACCAACAAAGAATCTAACGTTTTCGTGACCCGGTCTATCCATTTTGTTCTAATTCATTTAGTTTGGCAACTTCGTCATCAGAGAAGTCTTCACCATGTTCTAATTGTACACTATCCTCATTCGCAGTGTCAACAACTTCGAACAAGTTATTGAACTGTGGACGGCCACTTACTGTTTTCTCGCCCTTGAATCCACGTGTGCCAACAATGTCCATCCAATATCTGCTGTAGTGTTCAATTATAGCTTCGGATTCTTCTTTGCTGGTTGTGGCAAAAATAGCGTCAACAATGTCTTTGAACATGCTGTTGTCACCTAGTTTCTTTTTGGTGCCAGTGAATCTCATCATGTGCGGCCATTTGCCAGAGTCGTATTCTCTATTGGCACGTTGTACCGATTCAATATGAGTCCATACATTGTGCCCCATCAGCAATGCATAGCTAAAACTGTCCCATGATGTTTTGCCGTTTTTGCCAATCTTGTTTAAGTCGGGGGCTATATGAAAGTGATTCATGTTGTTGGGATCAAATGTTTCACCAGCAAGTTCTGCATCTGTTTTGCGTTGACCTGGTTTATAGATGCAGATGTCTTTCATGGTCATTAGTTTAGAAATTGGCGATTCATCAAAATGATCAATTAAGCCATCTGCTACCACTGCTTGACCATACGGACGTGTATCAGAACTGTATTTTTTGTCGTCCACTATTGGACTCATTCTGTAACACCACTTGCCTTCGTGTGGCAAATCAATATGGTGATACACTTGTCCATTGGCTGTGGCCAAAAATGGGCTGGCACAATCAAACGATATTGTAAATGCAGGATTTATATATTTGCGAACAGCACGTTGAATAACTGTCAGCAACACTGCCCACTCTAATTTTGATGTGCCCAAAAAGTGCATCCAATCATGAATGCCTTCTTGTAACAAATTATCATGCCTAAGAGCTACCAAACGTTTTAGAACCAAGTGTACATCACACATGTTCTGACCACCCATGGCCCATCCATCAAAGTGTGTGTCTGGGTATTTGACAGGATCGCAATAGTCTTTCATGAGATCATACCAACGTTCTGCATCCGAATGATTTGCACCTTGAAGTACGTTCAAGATCTTGGTACCACCATTGGCCTTACCTCGACGATGCTTCATGAAGTATTCGTTGTTGTATTTGGTAGCGTCAACTGCTTCTTGTAGCGTACTGATTTGGCAAGCGGCACTGGCTTTCTTATCATGAATGACCCAGGTTGGAATATCCAAGGTCATACAATAGTTACTAATGTTATCTAGCCACTTGAGTACTGCTTCTCGTTTTTTCTGTGCTTTAGCACAACCCGAATTGGCCTTCCAGTCACCTTCCCACAATCCCTTGGCAATCTGGAATCCACCTGAGTCACCCAAGATAGTTGTAGCCGGATCACGATTACGAACCATGTCCTCACTGGGATCCACTTTAGACAAATCTAAGTTAGCATGGCCGCCTGAGTACAATGACCATTTGTAAGGAAACAGAGCCTTTTGATCATTGAGCCAGTTCATCATTTCCATGTCTAATCCCGCTGGCATACGAGCCGGGTCTACATAACCAGGATCACTGCGTTGCTTACCCACAAACGTAGCATAGAAGCCCGAGATGGCCGGAAGGAAGACAGCATAATCATTTTGTTTTGCTGTTAGATTATCCTGAGACATTACTTGCTTTGTGCTGGAAGAATATAATTGTATACAGCCAAGCCTGAATCAACAGTGATCATAGCCGCACCGTCATCACTGATCTTGACCACTTTGTCACCCTGTAGATCCATAATGCTGATAAAAGTCTTGATCGGCCATGACCAGCTACGCTTCAGTTGACCTTCTACTCCTGATTGAAATACAAAGTTGCCTGCGTGAGTTGAATGGTCACCAAAGAAGAACTTTAGATTACTATTTTCTGTTTTGGCTTGAAAGTTTACTTCTTCTGCATTGGCACTGGCCTGCATCTTCAAACGTTGAATGGCCGCCACTGTTGGCTCAAATTCAATGTGCCAGTTAACACCTTTGAATTTGACTGTTTTGAGTTTGTCGTTGACAATTTCTGATGCCATGAAGCGATAGTTGTTTTTAAAATCACCTGAGGCATTTTCAAAGTTGATACCATCGGGTGCGCCTGTGTCTCGGCGTGTGATACTGAGTTTGGCATTCTCTTTGTACTCTTGAATGTTTAACAAAATTTTGAGTTTGCTCAAATTAGGCATACCAAAGTTGCCCACAAACTCTGCCACAGGTGCTGAATACTTGCCTTCTACTACTACTGAACGGTCTTCGGCAATGCCTGCAATAACTGTTTCATTGGTATCACCTGTGATTTTAACAAGGTCAATACAACCCAAATCAAGCGTGTGTGATACTAAGTCTAATAAATGATCTCTCATGCGTTTTTCTCCTATTGTGTTTAAGTATAACTGGTTTATTTAGATTTTACAACTGTATTTGATTTATTTTTTGATTATTTTTGCCAAAGTTTGTCCGCCTCTGAGTGATGTTAGTGCGCCGGGTTTGCGTAATTCTAACCATGTAGTAGGACCGTTGTTGTTCCAACTAAAGATTTGATTGTATCCAACTGTGGCCGCAAACGGTTGAATCATAGCACCAGGTGTATAACATGCATAGTGTTGTTCAGCTAACTTTACAGCCTTGTCACGATCGCAATCATTGAATGTCATGATCAACGTACCACCGGGTTTTAGTTTTTGGTAAATTTCTGTCAGATACTTGCGTATTATTTCAAATGGTTTAAATTCAAAGAAGTTATACACCAAACAAAACCCAATCTGATCGTTGGGTATCTTTTCTAATATCTCGTGATCAAGATCTTCTCGTACAACATACAACCTGAGTCTGCGTTGATATTCTTCTGGAAATCGTTCATAGGCTGGCACAAGTAAATCGTGTTGTTGTGCAATCAAATACAATGGGTCAAAACCTACCATATCTTCTACAAATTTTTCTAATCCAGGTTGAATAATTATACCCGGATGTTGCCAATCAACATAGTTTTGAATTCTGGCTCTCAAAAAATGCTCTGTTTCTTCATCCAGTACCGGCCGACGATTAAGAACGTGTTCAGCCGAATCGTTGCACATTTCCTGATCATACAACCGATAACTTTCTTGAAACCAGTACTTTCCTTCAAGCTCAATTTGTATTTGTACAGATCGTTTTAACTCGTTGAGTTGGATCTCAAATTGATCAATATGTTGATTAATTTCATTGTACTGTGTATCTAGTTGTTGTTTAAAATTGCCCAACTGTATTGATTGTGTGTTAACTAGATGAGTAATTTTTCCAAGACCTAGTTCAACTTCTCGTTGCGCTGAACGAGTTGACAGTTTATCTAACTGCATTTTGTAGGCAACAAGATCGCTGAGTTTCATATTACCACTCAAATAAAGTTTGGAATGTGTTGTCAGTGTTGGTGGCACTACTGAGCTCCCAATCTAACACACCCAACAAGTTGTCAACTTTGCCGTCAATTACTGTGGCCTCCATCTCGGCATCGTCAAATGGCAGTTCTTTAAACCATGCTGGCAATTGTAATTCGTCAGTGGGATAACCAATACTGGTCCATCCTAGCGCATTTGACTTTAACTTACATACAATAGTTTTCATACCATCAACAATTTGCAGTGAATAATTATCGCTGTTCATTCTACGCAAGTTGTTCCAGTTCAATGCAGCACGAACATGACCTGGCATATTGGTCTTGCCTTCGCGTTCTTCTTTCTTGCCGTACATGGTAAGATTGTTTACACGCTTGGGTGAACCTTTCTCCCAACCCGGGCGTTCTTTGAACAGGTATTTGAACTCTCGAATCTTTTCCACCACTTGCTCTTTGCCAGCGCCAGTCAAGACATCATGCAAAACATCACTCAAGAAGTTTTGAATAACCACAGGAGTATCCGAACGTTTTAGATCCAACCCCATGGCTTTTACTTTACCGGGCTTGCCGTCAGTGTCCAGCCGTCGTCCTTCTTTGTCTATAATCATCACAGCATAACGTTTCTTGGTAATAAACAAACCTTTTGATGCCACAACTTCTCGACCGCCCATGATCACTGAACCCATTTCTCTTGGACAATGAAATGCCTGTTCCATAAAGCCTGGAAAACTTTGGTTAACCTGATCAGCAATTGAATCATACAGTGCAATGCATGTTTCTTTAGACCATTCCAGTCGGCCTTCTTCTACTTCTTTTTTCAACACTGGCCATGCCGAGAAGTAACAAGAGTCTGTATCACCGTAAATGATAGTTTCGCCTGTGTGATCATATTTGCCTGTGACGCATTCATTTACATAAGCATCCATGTGCTTGGCAATGGCACGCCCAGTAAGTGTTGTTGATTGTCCAATACGCTTGTCAAAAAACCTACAACCAGGATTAAGAATAGCACCATACAAACTGTTAAGATTGATCTTTTTAACCAACTGTCTTTTGTCCCAGTATTCTTCATCTTCTTTGGTCTCACATTGTTTTAGTCGAGCCTGCATGTCTTTACGTTCAGCATACCAACGTTTTAGCAAGCCAGGAATGATGCCTTCTTTTTCAAATGTAAAGATAGTTCCGTTGGCTGAAATAATCCAGGGTTGGTTTGAATCAAACACAATCTTCCACACTTCAGCGGCACTGTGTACTGACTCGTCGCCATCTTGCCAGTCAATGGTAATCTCTGTGCCACGTTGTTGATCCATCACAGCAGTATATTCCATACTGGCAAACAGGCCTTCCCAGGCTGCTGCAAAGCTAGAACCTGACTGCATCTTTTCACGGATGTAGTGATTGGTCATTGTGGGTCTGAGTTGACCAATGATTGTTTCCGGCCCCATGTTAAGAGCACGGATTGCTGACGGATACAGTGAGTTGATGTCAATTGATCCAATGTATTCGTGTATGCCTTTTTTAGGATAAGCAACGTAGGCACCTGCGGCTTGTGTATCTTCATCTGTGAGTCTTTCTTTACGATTAGGTACAACCATTCCACGTTCGTGGGCTTCATTGATAATAGCTTGTTCAGTTACTGCCACAGCTCCCATTGTTGTTTGTAGCAACACTGTGTTTTCGTGTGCCAAGGTATTGGCCAAATCCAAGAACTTTAGTTTGGCATCCAGCTTGGCCAACAACATGGTGTCTTGTCTGTTGTATTCAATAAACGTTTTGAAATTTTGATTGTACAACTGATCCAATGTGCCTTCAAATGCTGTTTTGCGTTCGTCTAGTTCATATTCGCCAATGGCATCCAAACTATAACTGTGTCGTTCTTCATAGGTGTATTTGCGATACAGTTGCATATAATCCATATGCACACGTCCAATCAAGTCATAAGTTTCTTGTTCAGCACCAAAGCGTTCAAACACACGTTTTTTAGGATACTGATTCCACAAGCACATTCTACGTGTGTCATCTTTGCTGAGTACTCTAGTAATACGATTGATAGTATATGGTATATCAAAGCCTTCTGAGTTCCACCCACTCAGTGCATCAGCATCTTCGATTAGGTCCAAGAAGACCTTGAGCATGTCTGCTTCGTTTTCAAACAACATACAGTTTTCAAATTCAGCACAGATTTCTTCCGCCGTAGCTTTGCTCATATGTTTAGGGGCTATAACCAGCGTGACCATTTGTTCTAACCATCCCAAGTACACTGATATAGCAGTAATTGGATTGAATGGATCGTCGGGTCGGCTAAATCCACGTTCGGGATCAAAGTCTACTTCAATGTCAAAAAATGCTGTGTGTAGTTTAGGGCCGTCTTGCCCTTTGTAGTTTTCTTCTAGGCAACGAAAGATAGGATTGATATCCGACTCATACAATTGTTTGCCTGATTGAATACGCATTTCCTTGCGGAACTCTTTGTTGTTGCGTGTGCTGAAACGGCTTACTGGTGTTCCATAGATTGATTGGAACTTGCCTTGGGGGTCTTCATAATAGAACACATAGTTGGCCGGATATTCGCGATACTCTCTGCGACCATTTAGTCGTTCTACTACATGTATGCGATCGTGTTCACGATCAAATAGTGCATCAATATAACTCATCTGTCTCCGTTTATGGCCGGTAAGCCGTGATTCATGCCCGTAACGTGGGCGAGTCGATGTAATGCAATACTTATAGTGTCTTGCCTGTCATGGTCAAGATTTGCTCAAGTAATTCATGATCTGATTGTTCTTGGCCAAATCCAGCTTTGTGTGCAAGTCTGACTGCTTTCTTGAGGATACTTGGTTTGATTTCCATTTCTTCTGCTACTGCTTTGATTGTGTCGTTCAATCCACCCGACAGTGTTTCGATTTCGTGCATGACTTGGCTACCCTCATTGAGGATTTGAGTTAGTTTGGCTGTTTGCTCTGCTGTAAATACGCGATCTGACATTGTGTTCTCCTGTTGGTAATAGATTAATTATACAGGATTTTGTGTGTAATGCAAGTTTTTTGGTAAGGTGGTCGTTTTATAGTTTCCAGGTAGCGAATCTGTACTACTATGCCCAGCACCCGGGCACCCTACGTAACTAAGTTACGGTCCTAAGGGTATTCTTTACTTGATTCCAATTATCATATAACGATGATATTTGGTTTCAGGATCTTGTAATTTCATGGTTCCTTGATACAGTACCCGACTCAGTGGAAATCTATCCACAATGTCTTGAACACTGTGATATTGTTCTCCTGGGTCTTGATCTCTGGCTTGCATTACAACCATGGTACCTGTGGGTATGCGATCAAACCATTGGTCTTCAGCCATGCTGGTCAAACTAACATTGACCACTGCTCCGCCATGTCCTACTTGTCTGTAATCTAGGTCGTTGGCATCTTTGAGCATGTGCTCAACATTATCGGCACCAACACTGTCCAAAATTTGTTGACTCTGGGCCAATCTTTCAGGATTGATTTCTACATTGATGATTCGATCCACACCAATCATAGGTTGTAAAGTATTGTACAATGCCAAATTGCCATACCAAGAACCCAACACATACATGGTAGATAGTTGAGGAGCAATCTTGGCCAACTCAGTCAACAACCATACTTTGCTTGTGGTCAAGTCGCGAGTAAAACTGCCAGCTAGGCTGGATCCACTGCTTTCCTTCAACGGACGTTGTGCGGGAAAACGTGTGGAGCTTGGGCGATCAGGATTGTATTCTCTGTTGCAAGCAGGATTGATAGTGGCCACAATGCGTGTTTCTAAATTCTCTAACTCTTGTTTGAATGTGGGTGACCCTGTGTTGGGTCTAGGATAAAATCTTAATGTGATATCTTTGAGATCGTCGATGCCATAACCAGCGGCAGCAAACTTTTGAGAAAATGCTTGCCAGTTCACCATCTGTTTGGCCGATGAACAATTATCTAGTAGTTTTTGTATGTGTTTGTTCCAGCGTTCTGTAAAGTTGTCTGCGGCAGCAATACCCACATAGAAATAGCCCCAGTCTGGATGATGCCACACATAGATACCACTTTGTTTGGTTTCATCTGGACGATCTCTGCGCAGTTGAATGCTTAGACCAGGACGATCCGGAAATGGTTGTACTGCTCGGAATATTGCGTAAAAAGGGTAGCGTACACTACGTCCTAAACGTTCAACTTCACTGAGTCTCATACTTCGCTGTAGGGATTCAGTGGACAATCAGTGCTGTCAGACTCTGGCAATACAGGATAGCGATCTTGCAAGGCCAATGCTGGATCGTTCCAGACATTGCGATTGTTTAAGATTTGTTGGTGTTGTTGATCAGTCACTAACAGGACCCCCTTCAACCCAAGCATCACAGGTGCGTTTAGCAGCACATTTAAATTTTAAAAATTTACAATAGCCTAATTGTCCAGCATCAATGGTGCTCATAGGATCTGAACCGGGCTCACTACCAATTCCTTTGGCAATACAGTCAAGCATGTCTTCTGTAACGTCAAATGCTGCACAGTTGCCGCAACGATTGGCTTTTACCGAATCAATGTCATTGGTGTTCCACTTGTCTGCTAGCTCTTGCCAATATTCTTCATTGGGTTCGTTGGGATTAAGTGGACCATAGTGATATTCGTCTATGGCTTTTTGACGATTTTTTAAGTTGAGCTCAATGCTCTGGGTGGCTGGCGGACAGCCTTTTTCCAGAGCTTCCAACATGTTGATTAAATCTCTCATGCTAGCCCTTCTGCTCTCATTTGAGCTCTGAACAATGCCCTGGCTTCGGTAAATGTTGCTGCTACTATTTCGATCACTCTATCGGAGTTTGATATATTAAATTTGTATGTCTTCATTTTATTTTCCAGCCTTTGCTAGGGCTGCTCCTTTGTTAAAACTGGGCGACCATGGACTCATTCCATCCACACCGCCCTGTGCTCGTGACCAGTTGTATCCGGCTCTGTGACCCGAACAGTCTTTGGTACATTCACTGCCTAAAAATTGTAGTTCATCCAACTGTTGTTCTGATTTTAATTCTTTGCCCTGTACGCTGGTAGTTCTTTCAGGATTGGGTGCTGATTTTACAGGTGTTGCTGGTAAAAACTTTTTGATAGTTTTTACAGTGAGTGGTCCCATGACGCCGTCAATGTCTAAATTAGCGTCAAACTTGGTGTTCAGCATTTGTTGAATTCTACGGATTTCATCTGCGCTTTTTTTGCCAGTGTATTCTACTACACTTTGTTCACGAACTTTGGTGGCCACGTTCTTAGCGGCACCACGACGGTTGGCATTGGGATCTTGTCTACGTTTCTTGGCAGCACTTGATGCACGACCTTTTTTACCTAGGGCTTGTGCTTTTGATTGTGGCAAACACTTGGGCTTGCCTTCTTTGCTGGATCCTCTGGCACAGTCGCCGCGAATTTTACCATCAGGGCCAAATCTCACCCATTTTTCTTTAAACCACTTGCGTAGGTCTTCTTCAAGATCTTGTTCGCTTACAGGCACACAGTTAGGAACCATACGGTTGCCTTTTTTCTTCATGCCCTGTTGTTGATAGCCTGACCAACACGCTTCTAAGATCTCGCGATATCTCATTTTTTTGTTTTGTTGCCCCAGTTGTCAGCACCTTTTTTACGACACTGAACCAAGGCACCCGACGCATATGCCGATGGCCATACTTTGTATCTTGACTTTACTTTGCGATAACAAGCGTCTTGTTCTTCATACATGCCCATGCGTTGCAGACGGCCTTGTTTATCAAAGTAGTATCCAAGTTGTGTTAATCTTTTGATTTTTTCTTGGGCCACTTTTTCATTGCCTTG